GATTCTCACTTTGTAGTACGGCGCATTGGAGGCGCAACCATGAACCCTGGAATCGACCATGACGATCTTAGCGCGGCGCGTGGCATCTTCAACGGCTGCATCTTGGGCCTGATCATGTGGGCTGTAATCGCCTTCGCGATCTGGGCACTGCGGAGGTGGCTGTGCTAAACCCCTACGGCTACATCGCAATCAGCCTGGCGCTCTTGGCGCTGATCTTCTGGGTAATATGGCTGCTGGATCGTGCCGAGCGCGGACGGCGATACTGGATGGCAATAGCGGCTGAGATGCTGAGGCGCGAGAAACTGCGAATCGAACGATTCAAGGCAGCGCAACTTGATCGGAGAGATTGACTATGGAAATCAGCAAGATTGATGTCTCGTTTGCGCGTCCCGTTGACCTAACCGACAGCGAGATGCACGCCATTCACAACATTGTGGACGATGCGGCACGGCGCACTGAGACGCCTGAGTTTGTACACTGGGCCGCAGGGTACGGTTGCAAACCGAACTGGTCACATACCGATTGCATAGCGTTGGGAATGCAGCCAACCGCTGATTCACCTTTAAGCGGTGAGCCAACATCGGACGATAGCGTGTACTTCATCGAAACAGCTACGCGAGAGAGGTACGCTAACGACCCCTACAAGCCGTGGACTCCACGCAAAACCAATGCTGCTCGATTCGCGGAACTCTTGGAGGCTATCGACACGCGCTGCATGGCGGCAGATGGTCCGGTAACGCCTACGTTGACCGAGGCGACAGCGGATGAAATGCGAAAGCTCTACGTCTTTGCTGAGAGGATTCGCAAAGGACAACTGTAGGCACAACCTGGGGCGCGGCAGGAACGCGCTGGAGGATTGAAATGGCTCTTAACTCTTTTGAATACGCACAAGTCGAGAATGAGATTGACTGGCTCAAAGAGAAGATTGAATCCTTGCGCGAACGAGCTAAACGCCAACCCTCAACAGTGCGAGAGATTCACGATATGGAGCGCCAGATTAAAGAGCGGCAGGTGAAGCTGATGTTCGACCCTCGCAAGGAACTGCGGGCAGAACGATTCAAAGCGGTGAAAATCGCTCTGATCTTACTCTTGGTTGCCCCACTTTATGCTCAGTTGCCGGAGGCTCCTAAGTCACAACAGCTTGACCGTGTAGAGTGGGGTCTACTGGCAACTGACGCGGGAGTGCGGGGCCTGGACGTGTATTCAACCCACCAGATGATCGAGCACGGCAACCGGGAACTATTTCTGCCCTCCGCCGTCGTGGACCACGTTCCGGCAATGGCGGCGTACTCCGCCGGTACCGTCGTGTTGGATTGGTACTTTGCCCGGCTGCTCACTAGGCATCATCACCGGACATGGGCGCACGTCCTGACCTCAGTGGACATCGGCACGACAGCGCCATGGGCAGTCCACAATTTGTACCTGCCAGATGAAAACATAAATCCTGGGCCACACCCTATTGGCCCTGAGCCGTGCGTCACCTGCTCAACTGGAGGATTGCGATGAACCCTAATAGCTACATCGCAATCCGCGCAGCTTGGGTGGCACTACTCTTCTGGGCAATCTGGTGGCTGGACTGTTCCGAGCTCAGTTTCAGCATTTAACCCCTTTCCTCACCCATCTCAATTCCCAGCCCAGAGCCGCGGCAACCCTCGGGCTCATCGGTTGATTCCCTGACTTTATAGTGTGCAGCCGACGAACGTCCAAACCGAGATCCCTGGCCAGCCGCACGCCGGCGCCGTAGCCGCGAGTCCGCCGATCAAGTTCAGCTAGGACTTCGTTGTCGTTGACCGGGCGAGTAGCCTTTTTCATTTCTGAGCTCTTGGCCTGACAAATTTCGCGGCAACACGACGGTCCGCCTCATAGCGATCCACATCCACCGCCCGATACACCACGCGCCGGCCCAGCTTGATGTAAGGGCAGCCCTTCCCCTGACTTCTCAGATTGGCCAAGTATCCCAGGCTTGTACACCAGCGCGCCGCGAGTTGTTCGGTCGTGATCATTCGGCTCACGAGAGCACCTCCGCGAGCAGGCGAGCATTGGCAATGCTGGCATACTCTGGTTTCAACTCGATACCAATGAAGCCGAAGCCTTCCCGCATGGCAGCTATGCCTGTTGTGCCTGAACCTGTGAACGGATCGAGGACCACGCCGCCGGGAGGGGTTACGATCCGACAGAGGTAGCGCATCAGGACAAGGGGTTTGACAGTGGGGTGAATGTTGCCGAGACCACGCTCGGACTTGCTGGTTTTAGCACAGTAAAAGAACCGAGCGGCAGAACCGCTATCCCCATAGCAAATCATCTCCGTTCCCGCAGGGCGAGATTCCGCCCCAAGTGCCGACCCGCGATTCCCCTCATTCTCAGCAGCAGACACCCGTTTCACCGCGCCCGTGCCGGAGGAAGTTTGCGGAAACAGGCTCACCACTTCCTCGCTACCGTCGTGGATCACATTGGCGGGCCATCTACCTACCGTGTCAGGCCGGTTCGCATTAGCGGGGTCATAGTTATCGTCAAGTCCTGTCTGCGACGGGCGACCATTTGCCTTGCACTTGTAATCTCCGTTCAACTCAACTCTGCACCCGTCGATATTCAGCGCCCCAGTGCCGTGCTGTTGCACGTTGGCCGCGACGGTTCCAATCAGCGGCTTACGCGCCACGCAGATTGGCTCATGGGCGGGCTTGAGTGCCGTGCCCCAGCCGGACCATTGCTTTGCGGCATCGGTGGATGGGGCAGTCAGACTATATTCTGGCTTGAATGAATTCTCTGCTCTACCTTGCGCTGTGCCGTTCCACTCTGGATTCTGCTTTCCCATGCCAGCGGCAACGCCTACAACCTCTCGCTCTGCCCCAGCCGCCTTGTCAATCGCCTTGCTCACGTCCATCGACTTTGGGAATCCTTGGGAATAAATCCACATGATCTGATCGCGGATCTCGAAGCCCGCATCCTCAATCGCGCAGGCCATGCGGTGATATGTCCGACTCCCACCAAAACTGAGAAGGTGGCCTCCGGGCTTGAGTACGCGCAGGCACTCCCTCCACATCGAGACGGAATAAGCGATGCCGGTGGAGTCCCACGCCTTCCCCATGAAGCCCAGTTCGTATGGGGGATCGGTCACGATTGAATCGACGGAGTTCTCCTCCATCTCGCGCAACCTCTCCAAACAGCTCCCTTGCAAAATCATTCCGCCCACGGGACACCCCCACCTATGTACTTCTCGAACTCCTGCCGCAAACCTTCCAGAGGCACTTTGAAATAGGCGTAACTGGTGTCGCCATCCGCTACTTTGTTCCCGCCTAATTTTCTCTTTTCAAAGCTCGGCGCCATCTGGTGAAGGATCTTTCCGAAGTTCACATCGTTGGGGAGCCGCCCCTTGATGTTGCGGTTGCCGACCCAGCGGCGCAAAGCGTCTCTCAATCGATTGGTCGGGATCGTATCCGGCCATTCTCCTCCCCAGTCTCCGCCGGCGATTGTGCCGGCCGCCAGAGTGTCATACCACCACTGAGGCACAGGCTCCAGAGATGAAATCTTCTGTGCTGTGAGGCCCGTCGTGTTGGGCGCCAGATTCACGTCCTGGGTGATTTTGTAGTCCATCAGGTAGCGAAGCAGATACGCCCCGCCACCCCGCTCGTCAAGGCCCAGCCGCATCTCCTCAAAATACTGCCTGTCCTGTTTGCGGCCCTCCCCCACTTCAAAAACCGCCCAGCGGCGCTCATCGGCGCTCGCCGGCACGAGCCACTCTTCGTTACCGATGACTACCACCCTGGTCAGATTCCGAACCGTAAAGGACTCCTTGCCCTTCAGCTCAATCAAATGCTCCTCACCTGTCACCAGGTCTTTGACAACACCTTCGGCTTCCTTATCTCCACTCCAGAACGCCTCATCGAGGACGAACATCAGGCACCGTTGCAGATGCGAAGTGAAGTTCCCCACTAAATACCGGCGACGGGATGTGGTCATAGCGTGGCCGCCCAGCAGTTTGCTGACGCGCTCCACAAGCGCGTTCTTGCCCACGCCCTTCCCGCCGCGAAAGACAACCGCCACCAAGGGCTTCTCATAAGGCTTTTGGATCAAATGCGCAAACCAACTGGTGAGCCAATCGGCCAATACCTTCTCGTGATTGCAGATATTCTCGAAAAGGTGCTCCTTCCACCGCTCGACCATCGGATGATCAGCGGTGCCCGCGGGAGCAACCGCGAATCCCCGCCACAGGTTAAACCAGCGTGGGTTTACTTCTATGCCGGGCTCGAAAACCAAGCCATCGAAGTTCCTGCGGCCTTTCCACTCCATCCACATCTGGGCGACAGCCTTGGACTTATCGCCGATCTGTAGCTTGTTGGCCGCGTGCATATCGAGGAACGACTGCTTGTTCATCAGATGGAAGGCGTAGTCCTCCTTCCGGTCCGTGGTCTCCCACAAGATGTTCCCGGTCCCGCCGGCGAAGACGAAAGCGAAGTTCTTGTTCAATTTTTGAAAAGGATGGGTTTTGCCCTCTGTGGCGTCTTCCTCGGCTTCCTCCACTGGGGGGAAAATCGCCTCGGGCGCCGCAATCCCAACCGGGTCTTTTCCGTATTTGAAGGCGTTCCGGACCTTAATGTCGAGTTCTTCCTGGCTCCACGGTGGGGAGCACCTCTCGTTCCAAGGAGCCATCAACTCAAGCGTCTGGTCAGCGTCACACCCCAAATCCTTCAGGTGCAGGGCAACCTTGTAGGTCTCGGCGTCCCCACCCTGGCCTTCGGTAGCGGTGGGCGCGTAGGCTGCAAGCCACTTGGCTGCCCGCTGGGCCGCGCGGTCGGGTTCGACGCCCGCCAGAGCCTTCGGATCGCCCACAACGCGGCTGCGGGGGGCGCCAAGGCGGGTTATAAGCCAGTCCGGAGCCTGCGCGATGGGGGCATGGTGGGTGATCTCGTAAGCGCGTCCATCAATGACGCTGCCCGGCCCTAAAACGTACCCCCCGAGACTTCGGGTGTCGATGCCTGAGCCAAGGGTGTCCACCCCCTGCCGCAAAGCCTTGAGCACCCGGTAGTACAGGTGTTTTCCACCCGACGGCGTGGAAACGGTCAGGGTCTCCG